CTTTGTCTACAAGGTAGCTCTATGTCGACTAGAGGGCTTGTTTGTAAAGGTAGCCTTTCGGTTATTATTGTATGATAAAGTGCCTAATATCTTAGGGTAGCTTTATCTTTTAGCTTCTAACGTATGGTCTAGTAGAAAGCATAGACTTTTTAAGTTCTTCATCAACTAAGTCGTTTTCCTCTTGCATTGTAGCTTGAGAACCAACCGTTTCTTTAGTAACTCTAATGTCTTGCTTTACTGCCGGTGTTTCCACAGGCATTGGAGTAAGACCAGTCTCTTCTTCTATCATACCACCATTAGCAGCTGTTTGTCTTTCATCTGCTTTAGCTTCAGCTTCTTTCATCATAGACATTAAAGTGTCTGCTCCGATTTCTTCTGTAGCTTTAGCAGTGATAACAAATTCACCGTCAGATAACCTTGCAGGTATACTGTCGGAGACTTCTGAGCCCGGTCCTTCTACAGGACCAGACCCTGAAAATTCTTGTGCAACATCCATAACCTTGTCAAATAATAGACTAAGGTCTGGGTTGTTTTCTAATTCGTTCATAAGCATTTCTTCTTCTTTTTCTGAGAGTGCTTGATTTATTACAAAATCTAAATACTTATCTTCCATCTCATCATCAGAATCCATTTTAGATTCTTCTGACATCATAAGCTCTTCCATTGGTTCTTCTGGAAGAGGTTCTAATTCTTCTTGCATTTTTTCTGATTCAGTTTTATCAGACATAGGGTCTTGCATTTCTTCTTCATTATCTAGAGGCATACCTTCCATCATGCCACCCATTTGTTTTTGTGTTCTTTCTCTAAGAGCTTCAAAATCATCAGCAGTTAATTCACCATCTTTATCTGCATCTAATTTAACTTGACCACCTGTTAATTTACCTACTCTATTGTCAAGTCCTGCTTTTTCAAAAGCTTTATTAACTTTTTCTATTGCTTCTTCTTTTGACATTCCTTTATTAACTTTCATAATTTCATTTACAACTCTTTTGCCTTTTCCAGAATCACCTAGAGATATTTTTAAATTAGAAAGAAAACCTGTTCCAGAATCAAAATAATCTTTTCCATATTCTTTTATATTAGATATTTCCTTATTAATAAAAGCATTAGTTCTTTTTTCAGAAATACTTACTTCTTCTCCGTCAGCATAACCCATACGTTTTTTATCTTCATCTAATAAACCACCTTTATTAAGCTTTATAGATTCTAATGTTTTTGCTTGTTCCGCATGTGTATTACTAGCTTTTTTTAAACCTTTTATAACTTTTTTTAATTTCTTTTTAGCCATAATATTATTCCTCTAATCTTGTAAGTGCTTCTTTAACTTGCTGCGGTAGTGTTATCAATCGTGCCAGAGAAGCTACTCTCCCCTGCAACCGGAACATTTCCGATTCCGATGTTGCCACCGCCAGTGCCTGTAACTCCAAGGTCTTGAGGTCCTTGAGGTACTCCTCCAGCTGCACCCATACCTGCTGGTTGTTGACTATTGGGTTGAGTTTCTTCGCCTGTATTTTGTTGAGCATTTTGCATTCCTATAATTTGTGCCATCATTGCAGCTTCTTCAGGGTCATTCAGAATTTCATCTGGGTCTAAATCTAAGCTGTAGGCAAGTTCACTAACTAATTTAGAAACTTTAACAAATGGTGCAATAGTTGGGTTTTGTGCAGTTTGTAAGAACATTGTCAGTCTTTGACTTCTAACTTCTTTTTGCATTAAACTATTAGTTCCAGTTGCTTTAACTTCTAAATCACCTACCACATCTATCTCACCTTCAAAGAACTGCATGTTCCATTGGAAGTAAGATTCTCCTAGTGGCTTTAATAAAAAGTCATCAAGATTCTTAATGACTGTTTTAATATTTAAACTTGCTGCACCTAGTAACATTGACATACCAGAAGCAGTTCGTGTCATACTTTGTACTCCTGTTTGTCCGTGAGAATAACTAGGTATTCCTGTTTGCTCATCAGCAAGTTGTCTAAATCTATCAAACATCATCATATTTTCAGGTGCTGTGTTTGGAAACTTAAGACCATATATAGACTGACCCGGCATTCCTGCTTGTCTTCTAAATATTTTGCCGGGGTATATTTCCATATTTTGACCACCGACTAAGGCAGATTCATCAACATCAAATACTAATGAACCAGCCATTGCTAAATTATCAATAGCCATTCTTGCATGACCATTCATAATCTGTTGAGAATCATCCATATTCTCAGCCACTCCAATACCAAAAAAATTATAAGGATTTCTTTCGTAAGGAAATGCGTTGTAAGGTATACGATATGGTGTAAAAGGATTTATTACTGCTCGTAATAGTTTACTACCTGATACCCAAGCGTTTATTTGTACCTCATCTAAATCATCTACAGAGTCTGGTAAGTCTATACCAACTTGTCTAGCATACTCTGCATCCATTATTCCCCAGTATTCAAGCACTTCAAAGTTAGGAGCATAAGTCTCATCAACATTGTAGTCGTCTTTTAACTGGCTTTCAAAATCTTTTTCTTCGTAGTTTGGACCCATCTGTATACATTCACGGATAGCATCTTTATCAAAGTAAGGCATGTTTCTTAACTGCCTTAACTGACTACGATTCATTTTATGTCTATGAACTACAAATTCACATTCATCTATGTTAGTAGCTGCAGGGTCTGGATAAAAATCCCAACAACTTACAAATTCTATTCTAGGTACTCTAACTTCAAGAGGATTATATTCTCTTTCACCATTCTCATTAGTAGTCCATTGATTTAATCTTTTATTAAAATTAAATGGTCCTTTAACAATTCCTGTACCTAGTAAAGCTGATTCAAGTAAAGCGTTTCTTATTTCAGCTGACCCATTAGATTCTTCTATCTGGTCGTGTACTAGCTTTTCCATTCTTCTTGCAGCTTTTTGAGCTGGAGATATTTCTGGAATTTGTGGTAATGGTGATGTTCCTTCTGCTAGTAATCCTTGTTCTGCTAATTGATTCTCAATAGTTTCTTCAAACATACCAGTACCATAAGTAGCACCAGCTTTTAAAACTCTACCATCTCCTTCATAACCTACATCATATGGATTTTCTACTATAGGGTCTTGTAATCTATTACCAATATTATCAGGTATATTTGATTCTATTCCTGTTGTAGGATTATTAGCATCAAGGTAAGCATTTTCTTTTTCACCTTCTGGCATGTTTGTTTCCGAAATTCCTATCGGAAATTTACCTGTACCAAATATAACATCGACTAATTGTCCAAAAGCTGCTAAGACTTTTGTTTTAGTTACTTTAACAAATACTCTAGATTTTTCAGATTCTCTAAACTTTACTCCTTTATTGTAAAGTCCTCTATAGTTTTCGTAAGCTTGTAGCCATCTTCTTTCATCAGAATCTCTAGCTGTCTCTGCTAAAGCATAACGACTTTTTATTATACCTACAAGATTTATTTCTTGTGACTCTTCTAAGGTTAAAGCTTTACCAGCTTCACCTTCTACTTCTTCATAAATATCGTTAGCTGTTAAAAATGTATTTTCGTTTTCTGCCATTTATCAATAACCAAATTTACTATCTGCAGGTTTAAACATATCTCGTTTAAAACCTCGTAATCTTTCTAAAGGATTTTCCATTCTAGGTCTACCCATTATAAGATACCTTAACGCATCATATGCGTGGTCTGAAGCGTTAGTATCAACATCTTCAGGATTAGTTTTTGATAATGGTATACTTTGTAATTCTCTTATTAAGTTAGGACAAGTATTAAATATCTGTAACTTAGGTCTACCATTTTCTCGAACCTTTAAATACTCGTGCATTTGGATTTTACCCTGTACTCTATTTTTATCAGCTCGTCTTAACTTATGACCAGCTCGTAATAAAGCTTCACCGACAGTTGGACCAGTAGTTCCTGTTCTAGCCCATGCTGCAGTATCTAATACACCAGTTACGGAAAATGGGTCTACCATCTCCATATCAGTTATTATACTACCTAATTCTTCTCCTGTCAAGCCTTTTCTGTATAATTCTCTATATATTATTAAAGTATTATCATTTACATCTATAGTTCCCCATAAACAACAGCTTTCTGCAGCGTAACCATAGTCTACTCCTTTTGTTCTTTCCCATACCATAGGTATTTCAAACGGAGGTATTATATGCACTTCAGGGTCAAACTCAACAAAAGCTGCTCCTTCAGCTACATCCCAATTACCTTCTAGTAGTTGTCTTCTTTGTATAGGAGGTAACGAGTTTAACATTTGCTCGTATACTCCATCATCAGATAAATATGGATTATCTGCTAACTTTGCTGGAATAAATTTTCTAGTTAATCCGTCTTGTCCTAAGAAACTTTGATTGTGTTCAGCTGGTTCTATATATCTTTTCTTTACCCAATGCGACCCAACCCCTCCGGGGTTTGCTGTACATCTAAGATAAGTTTTTATTTCTGGGTCAGTTGTTCTAAGACGAGAAGCTAAATAATTCCAACTAAATTCTGTAGGTAGATGAGTAATCTCATCAAAGCCTATCCAACTATATGCTTGTCCTTGATATCTATACACATCAGCATCTCGTTCAAGGAAACCAAACTCTATCTTTGCACCGCTTGGAAAGTTCCAAAGTTTTTCTACTTCTCTAAATTTTGCACCCGGAAATGCTTGAGGATATAACTCACGAGACTTATCTATCATCTCTCTAAGTTCTGGCATAGACCTTCTTATTATTAAAGCCCTGTGAGCTTTACGATGAGCATACCTTAGTGGGTCAACCAACATTGCGTATGATTTTCCACCACCTGCTGCACCACCGTAAAGAACATCTTTCTCGTCTGCAGCTAAGAAATCTGTTTGTGGTCCATCGTTAGCTGAAAACAAGACATTAGCATCTTGTAAATCTTTTTGTACAGCTTGTGGAAGACTGTTTAAGTCTTCAGAGACTGTAAGGTTTTTTTCTGAACCACTTAAATCTTGTAAAGTATCTTTTTGTTTTTTAAAAGATTGTTTAGCATTCTTGAGTTTGTTTTCAAGTTTTTGAATATTTTTTTGTTTACGAGTTATAGTTCGTTGAGCAGACAACTTAGCTTGGTCACGAATATTGGGTCTACCACCTTTTTTACGAGGAGTACCATCTTTTTTTAAAACAAAGTTACCTTCGTTATCTTGCAAGTAGAGATGAGGATTCTCTTCCCAATCTTTCAATTCTTGGTCCATACTTTTTATCTATATGTTTTTTTAAACCCGG